CTTCCTCATTGAACTCATCTGGAAATGCTTCTGCAAAAAGAAGAAAGCACTGGTCAAACCCTAGAGCTTGAAGTATACCTTTGATGTCTTCTTCTAGGCTTTCAGTTGTCTGTTCTTCTACGTCTGCATTATTACCCCGTACACGAGACAACAACTCCAAAGCTTTTAAAGCTGTTGTACCATGTCCTTCGTTTCGTGCTACCTCATATTGCTTCTCAATCTCATTGATAACATCTACGTTAGTTACCATTTCATTGGTAAGTTCTTTTAACCTTTCTTGGATACGTTCTTCTTGTAGAAGTCTATGCCCTTGGTTATACGCAGATGCCTGACTATATCCTGCAGCCTTTGCCGCCTTTGTAGCATTTCGACTGAGGACATAGTTCTGGCAAAACTGTTCTTGCTTTTCATTAAGCTGCGACATTTAGTAACTCTGAGTAATGTTTCTCTTGGCCTCTCTTGGAAGCCTTCCAAACTTCTGAACAAAGTGTATTATCACCGTGGAAGAGTACACCCATATCAATTTCCATCTGGTCAAATAGTTTTTCACAATCCTGTGCCATAGCAAGTAGTTCACCAGTAGTCCAGAAGTGCTTATTATTTAACTCTACCTTCATATACTTTGGCTTGTTCTGCTCTGTATCTGTGGTTTCTTTCTTCATTTCCTCTGTAACTTCTGGAATAGAACAATCAAAACCAAACAACTCAAAGTTTCGGAAGCCAAGTGTATGACCTATTGCAAGTGTTCTCATGGCTGCACAAGTACCACCCGTAATAAGAGTAGAGCCTTCGTCAATACCTGTTTCTTTGTCTACTACAATCTTATCCTTTACTTCCATATCACGAAGAGCATCTGAATAAGCTTGCCATCCTTTTACATTAGCTTTCTTTTTAAGAAGATGCTTAGTAACAGAAGGGTCAGTCATAGAAGCAACAAGGAAAATAGTTTCATTGTCCATCTTCTTAAACAAGTCCTTACGTTTTACTCCATGTGTGCTGATACCATCAATAGGTCTAGGGTCAAGTATCACACAAGCAAATGGTTGAATACCATTCTCAATCAAACGTGGATAGCTATGCTTAACACAGAATACTTTATTGTTAGTAGCAGCTATACGTTCTTTCAACTTATCAAAATCAATCTCACCACCAGAGACAATGATTGCAGTTTCGTCATTAACTTTACTTGTCTTAATCCAATCAAAGTCTTTGATTAACTTTCTATTCTCTTTTACATTGTCAATAATTTCTTGTTTAGGTCGTGAGTCTTTTGGTGTAACCACAATAGGTACACGAGTTAGTTCGTCAGGTAGTTTAGGTAATCCTTTTTTGTTGGCTACAAAACAAAGATGTGTAATGCCACCACCAAGAACACCGTCAGAGCTAGGCAATACCACTTTTCCATAAGCTTCTATTTCTCCCATTAGTTTGTTTACACCAAGATGTTCTTCTTTAGGAAGATTGCCCTGATTGTCCTTAGAGAAGTAGTCATCAAATACAACAACAGGAACATATGGTTTAATGTTTTCCCAATCTGCTTTTACTGTTTCATAAGAATGTCCACCATCAATATATGCAAAGTCTGCTTTCTTTACCATATCACAAGCAGGTACAGTTTCTTTACTGTCACCCTTATATAATTCAAAAGTAAACTTCTTATCAGTACGAGACATACGATAAGAGAAATCATCTAGTCTTTTATGAACAGCCTCAAGCATGTTGTGTGCCTTACTATTCATTTCATATTCATCAGATTCCTCTGTTGCTTCTTCAAACAAATCAAAGCCAATATAATGTACCTTGTCTGTATGTTCAAAAGCAGCCAGAGCCATTTCAACTGCACGTCCACCATTCCATGTACCTGTTTCCACAATGGTACTTGGCTTATAGAAACGTACCATATCGGCAAGTTGCTTGTACCGTTTAGGTCCTCTTACATCAGGAGCAACTTCTGTAGTGCTAAGTTTCTTTTTTAGGTTGCCTTTGAAATGGTCAAAGTATTCAGACAAAGGTGACTGAGCAAATGCTGCTAGTCCTTTGGCGTGTTCAGATAAGTTTTTAGTGACCATTCCGTGTGCTTTGTAGATGTTGAGGAGTCGTTCAAATATGAACCCGTCATGCCACTCTCTATATGCAATGGTTTCTCCAATAGTGTAAGCCCCCCTAAAATCAGCAATGATACTGCAAGTATTATGAGAAGATAGGTTAAACCCAATAAAGCTTGTTTCACTATAGTCTGCATCCTTTCTGCCAAGATGTACTAAGTCTGCTTTGTCTGGCAACCACTTAGGAAATTGTTTTACATCTAGTCTTTTTGTTGTGACGGTATCTGCATCCAACCAAATCATCCAGTTACTTTCGTCATGCTCTTCCTGTTCCATCATTTCAAATGCAAGGTCAGACAAAGCATATACTTTATGACACCACTTGATTGCATCAAGCCGCCAGTTATATGGTTGTGTTCCACCATGTGTACCGTCATATGTCTTCATACGTTCACGGTACTGCGTCATTTCTGTTATGTCGTTAAGATTGCGGTAATGAATATTATCAGCCATAGGGGCATCAACATCTTCAATGTTGAAGTCATGGTAGTAGGCATATAACTGAAAGTGTTTTGGATTCCACTTTTCAGTAACACTTTCCAACATTTTCTTGGCATATTCATGGTATCCACTTTCACTAAATGAGGTTACAAATATATACATTAAATTACTTCTCCTACAAGTTTATCCATAAACACTTTACTTTTAAATGCTTGCCATTCACCAGCATATTCAGTGTCTGATTTACGTTTGCCTTTCCAATCATCAAACCAAGGACCACCTGTAGTAAAGTGTACATTCTTGGGTAAGATATTCTCTGGTGACCAACCGTCCAACCAATTCCATTCAGGTTCAATAGAACCAATCTCATTATCAGACAACCAAGAGAAGCCGTGTAACCAGCTACCTGTCTTGGTGTTTACGTCATCCACAGTTAGATTAAGATTGGACGGGTGTGAACAGTTCCACAGCACAAAGCTTGACCAGTTCTTACGGTTATAGTTTTGTTGGACTTGTCCATCCATCTTCAAACCTTCATTAGGTCTGTAGTTATGTTTAACTACTTGTACTGCAAACTCTTCACGTTTACCATAAGTATTAAATAGTTCTTCAATATCCCAACGCACAAACATATCTGCATCCATAAACAATGCAAGACCATCATACTGATTAAGAGCAGGAACTAAGAAACGTGTAAAGGTAAAGTCAGAACTAAAAGGTCTGCCATCACATTCGTCTATACGAACAGGTGATTCAGCATTACTATCAAAACGAATAGTGCGCCTATACAGACCTGCTCTACGTAATGCAGGTTGTACGAGAGGGATGATGTCAAACTTTTCATTGTACTGAAGAATTGATTTACGTAATACTTCATAAGCCTCATGCTCCCTTGCATCATATCCAATATAAATTACTGGTCTTTTTTCTGTAAACATAATAATACACACCTTTCAATTGTAACTATATACAATTATACTTTAACAATTTATAGTTGTCAATCTTTTTTTCTAAACCTATGCTTAAAAAATACAACTATATTTATTGATGTGTTAATAGTAATAGCTAATAGCAGCCACCATTGCCACCAGTTAGGCATATCTAATCCTTCAATCATTATCTTCCATCTCATTCTCCTTATAATGCGTTGGCAGTCTCACATCCATTCTCTTAGCTTTCCCGGCCTATCCCTACCACTGGTGCTGCGGCACTCAATAAGTGGCCTCTTGATTTAAAGGGTCTACAGAAAGTACCAACGTATATTTTATTCTTACCACCAACCCATCTTCTGCGTATTGTGCATGATGATGGCTAGGCAAGCAAGGACATGAAGAACAACCCAAGCAGTTCTAAGTATTGCTACTTTGTTTGCTTTGTCATCATCATCATATGCCTTGCTGCCCATTGCTTTGCACCAGTATTCCCAAATCATGCTGCTGTCAAGTCCACTACTTCACAAACGCCAGCAGTACATGCTAACTCACGTCCACCTGATGTAGTGTCTTCCTTTTCAAACTCTGAGAGTAAAGACCAATCAATCTTAGCTGGCATACCTTCCATTGCCTTATCATATTCTTCACTAGTAATATCCTGATAAGGTGCTTGCTGATATGTATGCTCACTAAATGGTAGGAAGCTGATACCTGACACATCGTCAAAGTTATCGTATACCCACGAGCCAACCTCAAGCCACTCATGTTCTTTGACAGAAATAGTTACAGACGGTTTGTGTTCACACCAATGCTTCTGATAAAGCAACCAAAGCTCAAGCTGCTCAATAGCTGTCATGTCTGTACGACACACAGCCCCTGCAGGTGAAGCCATAGGAAAGCTAAATACTGTGGTGCTATCTGGCTTACCTACATCAGGTTCATTCGGCACACCTTGGTCAATCATAAACTGTGTGATAGGGTCTTTGTTGTCACCCCTAACAGTACGAATGTAATAAGGATTGTGACGTGAATGAATACCAGATGCACTATCTACTAACTGAGATACTGTACCAGATGGCTTTACACAAGTGATAGCTGCAGCCTGTGGGATACCAAGAGACTTAGAAATCTGTTCATTTGTCTCAATGGCTGTGTCCTTTAAAGAAGTAAGAATACCTTTGATGTTCATACCATGCATAGCACTCTTACCTGACATTAATTGGTTATCCATAATGCCTGTAAGAGATACACCAAGAAGACGTTCTTCTTCTGTGTTGTCCTTCCAGATTTTACGAATGTATTTAAAGTCTGTAAGTGTAGCTTGGAATGTACCAAGAATAGTTGCCAAACGTACTTTGTTTTCTAATGTCTCTAGGTTATCTGTAGCACGTACAACTACCTCTGATAGGTTACAGAACTGATATGGACGTAAGATAATTTCTGAGCAAGGATTACAACCAAACTCATGGGCAGGGTCACGTCTGCCATTGCTTGCTGCCTGTCTCTTTGCAGATTCACGATTGAAGATACCACGTTCACCTGAATGTGATTCGTACAGAGACAACCACTCACGCATGAATGTACCCATCTGAGGCTTCTCTTTGTAAGCGACAGAGTTATTAGCTAGAGCACGTTGTCCTTCACGCTTGATATTCTTGTCTGGCTCATCCCACCATTCACCTGTCTTTGCATGACGCATCTGGTCATCGTTCAAGTTGGACAGACTGATAAGTGCTGAACGCCTTACACCACCTACAACTACAACCTCACCAATCTTACACATAAGGTCATGGCACTCAATAGGATATAGTCTGCGTCCTGCCGCAGCCTTGAACTTATCAATACAGAAGTTGAATAGGTCAATCAAAGGGGCAGGTCCAGATGCACGTCCACCAAAGGTCTTTAACCTTGCACCTGCTGGACGAACCTCTGATACATCCCACTTAGGAATCTGTCCTGCATACAGCATGGCAATCAATTCACGTAGTGACTTAGCCCATCCGGGGCGGCTGTCACCTACCTTGATTACTGTATCTGTCTCATGGAATGTTTCGTTTACAATAGGTAGTTTGTCAATATTACTACGTTCAACTGAGAAGCCTACACCTGTACCACACATTAGAATGTACATACATTCGTCAAAGGCACGGGTGCTATCAACAGGAATGTAAGAACAGTTATAGCCACCTACATGGCAACGGTCTAGGGCAGGACCAGAAGTCATCAATGCTCTCATAGAGGGCATGATTTGCTGTGAAAGTACAGCTTCTTCTAGCTGATTACGTAATCCATCTTTTAGATTGTAGTGATGTTTTGTGCTTAAGTGGTCAGACATATAATCAAAGTATCTGCTGACTGTTTCAGGCCATGTCTCACGTCTATCTTCGTCTTCCTTCCAACGTGCATAACGTGACAAGGCAATAAAATTCTGGTAATCTGTTGGTAAAAAATTGTTCATTGATATCCCTTTCTTGAACAGAGTTTGAACTTAGAATTGTATCATAAATAGAAGACTATTACAATACTATTCATGTCCTAAAACTGCATTAATTCTTTTTCTAACATACTCAACCTCACCTGACTTGAGTACTTTAAACGCAAACTCTCTCATGTACACAGGATTAACTCCTGCATAATCACAAACAGAATGAAAGTCTTCAGCAGTCACCCCGACTGATGCAAAGAACCAAGCTATTGCTCTTTCTCTTTCGATAATAGAGTTAGTTGGCTCACCATCATATCGGGGCTTTGTTGCGTCAAGAAGAGCTTGTAGAAGAACAGTAAGGAACAATGTCCTTTCTGATGTCCTCAACTCAACCTGTTCATCCTCTGCTAGTATTATGTCTTTTATTTGCATCTTCTCTTAGCCATGCTTTTGGTATCCCTTCTCCACCCTTACAGTAAAGAAAGCCATGTTTATCACACCAATCTCCATAGGTCATCTTACCACCTTTGTATAACTTCCTGTTAAAGTTATCAAAGACAAATCGAATATCATGTTCAGGATGCTGGTCACGAATAAACAAATGTTTCTTCCTGTCTTCCAACATAAACCTGCCCTTGACTTCTAGTATGATGCCGTTAGGAAGAATAAAATCAGGTATGTATTTCTTATCTTCTTGCCATAAATAGGGTATGTTAAATGTTTCATATTCAAACTCAATCTTATTTTTATTTAAGAAACAAGCACAATTAAATTCTGAATTAGAACGGTAGTTGTGCTCGTTCTTATCTCTGGTTTTTTTCCTACCCATTAGTCACCTCTTGTACGTCAGGTAATTTAGCTACCTGAGTAAGATATCTAATGCCATTAGAATACTTAAACTTTCTTAGGCCTTGTCCACCGTTGGCATCTTTCCAACAGTCATCTTTGTAAGGACAATATACACAGCCAATGGCAAGCTTACGATTACCAGACTTACCATCTTCCTCATCTGGATAACATCTGTCAGGTGGTAAATCAGAAGACAAGAATGTTTTTACCTTACCAATTCTTTGCTTTGCATTTATCATGTGGATAGGTTCTATCTTCATTAGAGCCATCTCACTGGATGATTTATCAATAGCAAAGAAGGCTGCTTCTTGGTCATTACCTGCCTCTGCATAGCCTGACAACTGAGCAATGTAACCAAAGGGGTCATCACTATGTAATGTACCTTCTTTAAACTTCTTGAAGGCATAAGAAGAAGCAGTCTTAATATCTACAAGAGTACCATCAATGCGACAGTCCTTGTGTCCTTTAACACCTTCTACTTCTACTTCCTTCTGTTGCTCTGTTACCTCGTGTCCAGATACTTCTGTAAGTAAAATCAGCACAGCCTCAAGGATGTCTCCCATAATAAACTTCATTTTAGTTTGACCGTTAATCGGTTCTGGCTCTGCTGTACTTTTTAAGTCATACCAAAGCTGTCTGTCTGGCTTACCTATTTGAGACATACGTAAAGTAGTTTGCTTACTACGTTTACCTTCTCCAAGCTGACGTGTAAGTGCTCTGGCAATTTCAGTAGAACAAGTATGAATAGCATCTCTGTTCTGCACAGATGAAGTATTAATACCTTCTTCTAATGTCTTGTATATATCTTCTATTAGAGTATCTATACTTTTCATTCTGTTTCCTTTTCTAAGTATCTATTTAGATACCATACTGCTTTAGCTAAGTCTTGGTCTTTACCTTTGTATTGTTCTCGCCAAGTATATTTTATTACATTACCTTTGCAGTATCCTCTAAACTCTTCTGGGGATAAGGCAGATTCAATTGCTTGAATACATTCTACCTCACCCGTCTGATAGTGTGGTGGTTTATTTACATAGTCAGTCATCTAGTAAATCCTCAAACTCTTTGTGGAAAGTAACATCTTCTATATATGTATATCCCATTGCACGTAGAAAATCTAATACAATATCTGACATATCATTAAGGTCAGTTGCATATCCTTCTACTGTGGTTTTATTTCCAAAGTCTAAGTACTCAGCAGACATTGTAACCTTATACTCTTTGTCTAACATATTAACTCCTTAATAAATGGCGTACCCACCCTACGCTAGCCATCTCACTACCATATTACAATATGTGTAGCACCCTTATTGATGTTATGCTATTTAGCTACCTGTGTTGCCAAAGGGGATATCGTCTTCAAAGTCATCCACAGTGCTATGACCGTCAGGCACAACATCAAAGTCCTCAGAGTCACCATAAGGAATCAGATTAACTACCTGAACCTTTTGAAGCTCTGCTCCAACACCACTCTTACCTGCGTACTCCCACTCATAAGTCTTGAGAAGTACATTGACATCTGAACCATTACCCACAAGAGTATTGCCCATGTCGTTCTTGTTAGCATCAACAAGAGAAGGTGCTTGGTTCTGGCTACCATCTTTACGATTTACTTTACGTTTGATGGTTACAAAGTCTCCACGTTCATCACCTTTGTTCTTGATGCTCATGCCTAGCTTCTTAGCTTTCTCAAGTTCTTCACCCTCTAACGCCAAGTCAATAGACCATACTGGTTCAAAGGTTGTGTTAGGTGTTGCAATAGTTGCCCAATGGGACTTTCCTGATAGTACTGGCATAATATTTATCTCCTATTTAAGTTACTGTGTGGTCTTAGCCACTTCTGATTTTGAAAGTATATAACATACAAAATAGTATGTCAACACCTATTAATGAGTTTCTGCCCAATTGTTTCCAATTTTAAACTCACTGTCCAGAGGACAATTAACAGACAGTGTTTCTTGTACCTGCTTCATTGCCTTCTGTGTGAGTTCACCAAATCGTTCCGCTTGGTCTGCACGAATCTCAAACTGATACTCGTCATGGATAGACGCAACAAGATTGTAATCATAATCCCGTTGCGCCATTAAAGTTATTTGCCGCAACCATTCTTTACAAATGATAGCACCTGCACCCTGTAGTAAAAGGTTCATGGCTGCATGTTGCTGACGTACCTTGAGAAGTCTTCCATCAAGACCACGAATATGTCCTGTAGTTGCTGCTCTGTCCACCTTATCACGCAAGGTTTTTAAAGCTGGCATATTGGACATAAACTTTTTCATAATGATTTGTCCTTCTTTAGCACCACCACCAACAATACTACCAATCTTAGCTGGACCTGCACCATAGATTAGAGCATAGATAAATGTCTTTGCTGCATCTCTGGTAGGAAGTCCTGCGGCTTTCTGATTTGCAGTGTGGATGTCACCACCCACTACCTCATCAGTAAATCTCTTGTCACCCATATAGTGTGCCAAGCATCTAAGTTCAAGTGAACTTGCATCACAACCCAACAGCTTGTACTTATCGCTGCTCGTTTTCCAAACTTGTCTGCACTCCTTGCCGTAGGGAGAGTAAACGGCAGGTACTTGTGCCATGTTCGGGGAGTTATGTGCCATGCGTCCACTGATGGCTTTCAAGGTAATTACTCTACCATGAACCTTACCATCGTCTTCCACAACGTCAAGCCAAGACTTGACCTGTGAAACTCTTTTCTGAAGTAATAGATATTGTAATATCTTTTTTACTTCTGGAATATCTACACCACTAAGAGAGCCTTCGTCCACCACTGGCTGACCAGTAGGGGTAAACTTATTAGGCTTCCATCCCTTTTCCTGTAGTCTCTTAGCAATCTGCTGTCTTGATGCAGGATTGAATACTTCTACCTTATCCTTTAATCGGTTTCCTGTCTTCTCTGAGTACCTTTCTGTTACGATAGGTGGGAATATAGCTTGCATCTCCTGTTCTATCTCTGTAGCCTCTTCTGAGAGCCTTGCAACAAGACATGAAGCTTCAGGGATGTTAAGAGTAAATCCATTCTCTTCTTGCTTGTCTACAATTGCTCGTACCTCATGCTCAAGTTGGATAGATTTACTTGAATATTTTTTCATGTGAGGAAGTAGATGTTCATATAGTTTTACTGTAACTACTACGTCCTGCTTACAATACTTTAACATCTCTTGTGTGAATACAGAGAAGTCATTAAACTCAATCTTAGGATAGCCAAGTCTTTGACCCCATGCTTCAAGTGCATGACCACCATCAAGAGATGGGTCAAAAAGCTGAGACATAATCAATGTGTCTCTTACTTTCTTCAAAGGTATCTTACTGCCTGTCAAACGATTTACAACAGGCGCATCAAAAGACACACCGTTATGCATGACAAAGACATCAACACTCTCTGACCATGCAGGGAAGTCTTTGATAGACTCCCCATACCATGTGTCCACTGCGCCTGTATCTAAGTCCTGTGCCACAATACAATGGACTACCGTTGCATTGAGGTCATCTGTCTCGATATCAAGCACTACTCTTTTCATAGTTCTACTAGCTCCGCTTTCTGATAGGGTATGTGGAAAAAGCTTTCACCTTTTACACGATAACTAAATAACTTCTTTACTTCTGATTCGGCAACTACAAAGTCTTTGATTCGCCATGCTGCCTTGCAATCATTACGAATGACATAGAAGTTAAAGAAATGATTGTCTGCTCCTAACTCTGCCATCCTATTGATAAGCTTATGTTTTCGGTAAGGTATCCTGATTTCTTTCCATGTATCAGGCCAATCACCTTTCCATTGGTTCTTCATCTCTGCCTCTGAGAAGTACGTATTATCTCCTTTTTTACTCTTGATGTCAAACGAAAAGTTCTCCTGACTATCAAGTATTTCATGCCCATTACTTTGTAAGTAATTCATAATGGCTTCTCTAGCCTTGGCATCATTCTCTTCATAACTCTGGCGGCTAAACCGCCTGTTATATGCACCATCAATCTTTGCTACCTTCATAGAAAATCTCCTATATCTTCTGATGTGTTGTCTGCCTCAAAGGGGTTCTCAATCTCTGACATTCTGCCAGTGTCCTTATCATACAGAAGATAGGTAGCTACGCCTGTCTCACCTGCATAACGGTTCTTCAATACCCTGACTGCCGTTGTGTTAGCTTGTGTTGGGTCTTGTGCTTGCTGGTCACGTTCCAATGCAATAACTGCATCACTAATCTGTGCGATAGAATGTGAGCCACGAAGCATAGATAGAGATATCTCCTTGCCCTGCTCCTGACCCTTATCACCTGTTGCTCTACGTAAGTGAGAGACAAGAAGCATTGCACATCTGGTTTCTTCTACCAGTGACCGGAGCTTGGTCATAAGCTGGTCAATGTTTCTGCGTTCATCCTCACCTTCCAAGCCTGATACAAGGATGGACAGGTGGTCAATGATAATAAACTTACAGTCCAGAGCCTTGACCATGTAACGTACACGACTGAGTATTTCGTCTGTAGTAATAGAACCAAAGTGGTCAAAGGCATAGAACCTACGAGTACCAATGGTCTTGCGTTCCAATTCTTTTAGCTGTTCAAGGCTGTACTTTTCTCGTACCTCTTTGATATAGATACGGTCACTTGCCTCAACAGACATCAGATGAAAGGCAGTCTGCTTGATGTTTTCTTCCAGAGAGAAGACACCCACATTATGTTCTGTGTTCATAAGTAGGTGATGCATTAGCTCACGCATCATGCTGGACTTCCCTGCGCCTGTACCTGCAGTAACCGTCACCAGTTCGCCTGTACGAATACCAAACAGCTTCTCATTCAGCCCCTGATAAGGATAGAGACAAGTCTCCACATCTTCTTCATGGTATAGCCTGTCTGATATGTCTGCAAGGTTGTGGATGCCAGCAGGTGTGTATTGCTTTGCATCCCACCATGCACGAGTAAACTCTTCTCTCTTATTTAGTTTGAGATACTCGTTAGCATCCTTGTACTGCATATCCATAATCTTACATTTGTTAGGCTCAAACAACTGAGCAACTTTACCAGCAGCCAGCTTGCCTTGCTCGTCATTATCAAAGCAGATAACGATTGTTTCAAACTGGTTAAGGTAATCATAACTTTGTTTCACATCTTTTAGTGCAGACTGAGCACCATTCTTGATGGACACAACAGGCCACTTAGAACCCATCAACTCATAGGCAGACATGGCATCAAGCTCACCTTCACAGACAGTAATAAACTTACCCTTCTGACCAAACTTGTTCTGACCAAACAGCTTTGCCTTTGGTAGCTGACCTTCTGACATGAAGCCCTTGTTCTGTACCTGACGAACCTTGTTGGCTACATGAGCACCCGATTCGTCATAGTATGGATAGATATGTTTTACAATCTGGTCACCAGAAGAGACACTCTTTACGCCAAAGAATTGACAAGTCTGTTGACTAATCTTTCTGTCTGCAAGTCCTGTTACCTGACCATCTGTGAATTGATTGTGATATACACCTTGTATAGGTGCTGGCTTTGTGTACTGCATATCTTCTGTATCCCCTTTCGTATATGCTGTGCATGAGAAACAATAGGTGTGTCCATCTGAGTAAGAAATATTTGCGTCTGACGAGCCGCAAGCTTCGCAACTTCCTCTGGAAACTTCTTTTGAATCTGTGTGTTCCATCTCTTCTCCTGTTTAATTTCTGGTGAAGTATACTGTATCTAATCTGCCATTGTCAAGCACATGTAGCAAACGATTTGTTCGTTTTGTTGTATACCCCATTGCTTTACACAAGGTTTCTCTGTTTATCAACCAATCTTCTAACTCGTTGTAAGGTATTGTAGTTACTACCTTATCATCGAACCCCGTTGTGATATAGACATCAATCATAATTAATGTCCTCTCATATTAAACTGAAACTGGAATGTCTCAAAGGCATCGGAAAGTTCCTGTAACTCATAAGCAGTCACCATCTTAATGCCACCCATGTCAGGATAAAGAGCAGTATCTAACACTGTGTCCAAAGTCTTGTACAATTCTCGCAAAGATTCTTTTTGTTCAGGCTGTAATCCATCTACAGAATCTGACCTCTTTATCTTTTCTTCTTCACTTTTATCATTCCAATACTGGATGCGTTCTTCTTGTGTCATATCTTCAAAAGATTTTTCTGTCATCTCTTATCTCCTTCTCCACCTAGTTTACCACGTACTGCCCTGTCTGCAAGCTTGTGTAGATTTGCCTTTGCAATATGTTCAAGTGAGACACCACAGGCATCTGCCATTGCTGCAATGTACCACAAGACATCACCAAGTTCGTCTGCAATGTCCAGCAGTTTTTCTTCTAACTCTTCTGGTGTTGCACCATCACGAATTAGTTTCTTTGCTTTGTTAGCTACCTCGCCAGCTTCACCAGCCAGACCAAGAGCAGGATAAGAATACTTAGCACTCTCTGGAAAGATTGCAGTCTTCATTGCTAGTTCTTGATATTCATTCAGAGTTATTGTCATTGTAATTAATTCCTTTCGCCCAACGATTACACCAATCTCTTGCTAATTCTAAACCAAATTCATTCAGTGGAAAAAAAGTTCTGTGTTTTATCTCTCCACCTTCTGCCAAGAGAACCTCATAGCTCTCTTCAAACTCGTAGATGGTGGCTTCCTTTCCATTCTCACCCACTATGTCCTCTACCAAGTTAGTCATCGCCAAACTCCTCATAGGCAAGGCTCATAGCAAACTCTTCTGATTCGGCAATCATTTCTTCTGCCTCTTCTTTTGCAAGCTTCTTTGCTTCTTTGTTCTCGTAGCCCTCATCTAAATATTGGTGGTATAATTCTCTAAATAATTTCTTTCTGTCTTTATTCCAAAGATTGTCACTCATAACTATTACTCCTTTTCTTAGTGACTAAGTATTACTAGTATTAATACTATTACTTCTATAGCTATTATAGTTTCTAACATTCTAATCCTCTGTTAGTAATAATAAGATTAAAATTATTATACATCCTAAGATATAAGATATCAATAGGAATAAGGTAAAAAGTTCTGTCATTTACTGACCCCAGAACCCAGACTTGTATAGCTTCTGTTCAAATCTTTGACCTACATCTCTCACTGCTTCGGCAATGTATTCAAAGCCATCGTCCTCTAGCTTGTTTACTAGCTCCCAATGATGGGCAACAATGGTAGACAAATCTGATGCGGATACCATTACATTTCTTGGTTCATACTGTGGCTTTTTGTTAGACATATTTAATCTCCTTAACTTCGTCTATCATTTTCATTACACTTTCTACATGGACAGCATCATAATCTTCTTCCTGTACCATGTCAATAGCTTCATCTGCATCTTCTGCTTCTATGATGTAGATGTGCTCCACTACCTCATGGGCAATGATTTCATATTTTTTCTTTTCCATTTAGCTTTCCATTCTTTCTACCCATTCAGGGTCTGCTTGGATTAGTTGTGGATTTAATTCTAGTATTTCATTTGCATATACATCACCTCTTTCCCATGAGCCATAGGTCATAGGTGATTTGACTGCACAGAACCATCTGCCATAGGGCTTCTTCTTCTCTGATTCCCTGCCCTGCCATGACTTCAATACTCTCCACTCAAAATACATACCATTACTAGGATTGTCAACCCGGTATGTTGCGTATGGCTTTTCAATGTCTCTTGTCTTTGCAAATTTATTCGGCATATTCATTCTCCTCAAATGTCATATCTTCATGTATTTCCCAATCACCACCGACTGTAATCCAATCTACATTATCTGCCTGTGCTTTTTCGTATGCTTCCTCTGCATCCTTTGCCTCAATCAAGGCATCTTTGAACACATACTCTGTTGCTATTACTTTGTACTTAGGCATCTTCATTCTCCTTTGGATACCATACATCTACATCACACCCACACTTTGGACAGTGTAGGCAAGTCCTCATGCTATAGAAATCTTCCTCATCTGATACGTCATGGTCAACACCCCATATCAGTTCTGTTTTACAGTGCCAGCAGTTCATTTAATTCTCCTCATAAGATGCTATATCTGTTTCAGTAATAATCCAACTGTAATCGCAATTGGTCTGCCAGTT